CTTTAATACTTCATTCCCTTCTGCCAACCAAATATACCCACCTTCTACTTTATCATCTTTTAATTTGTATCCAATTATAGTTTTGTCTTTGTTAATGCCGACAAGATCACCTTTGCCTAAGTCAAGTGCCAATTTTGGATGAATCCTTTTAAACTCATCTGATTTAGGGTCTAAGTATTGAGTCACTTGGGCTTCTTTTTCTTCATCTTCTGCTGTTTTAATTTGTGTATGGTCTTTATCAAGGAAAGTGATCTCAGCCCCATAATACTTTCCATCGAAACCAAGACCTTTGGCATTCATATATATTGCGTTATCTGGAACAGTAGTAATTTCTTGTAATGCAAGGACTTTGTTGGATTTGTCAGAACCAATCTGGAAAGTACCTAAAGGGGAACCAGCAAAATCTTTTTCTGGAACGTCAATCGGTTTCCAATTATTATCTTTATCAAACTGACCTAGAAGGTCTGGGAAGTCTGGATGTTTTTGTACCTTCCCTGCTCTTTTTTCAGAAGTCAATTCAATGATCTTAGTCACTGCTTCTTGGAATGATTCCCCTCCTTGTCTTAACTTCTCTTTCAACATTGCTTTTGTCCCTCTATTGATAATCGTAGTATCAATAAGGTCTAACTGGTCAATAGCTTGTTGTATCTGTAATTGCTCTTGTTCTTGTGTCTGTCGTGCTTGATCTTGTTCTTGTTGTGCCTGTTGTTCCGCTTGTTGTCGTTCATAGAACTCAGCTTCACCTTGCTGGTTACGCACATCTTGATTATAGTAACCTCCTATTCCAGCAGGAATCGCATGACCAATTGCTTCTCCTGTAGTCATTGGAGTGTTCCTCCAACCACCAGAACGCATCATAGATGCTCCTGCTTGCAACAGACCCATTGCTAATGGAGACATCCCTTCGTACTCCTCAGACTCGTTCTGAGAGTCCAAAAGTCCCTGTTGCTCTGGATTTAACGCTTCTCCTGTCTCTGGATTAACTCTTGTTCCTGAAATACTTGCCATTAGATCAATCCTTTATTAACGTATTTTGGACGTTCTGGTTTCTTTGCTAGTAGTGATGGAAACGGAGTTCCACCACCTTTGATAATACCTGCACCTCTGACTTGCGGTGCAGGATCATCCTGTTGTGGAGTCATAAAATCTTTTAATAATCCAACCATTGCAACTTTTTGATTTGGAGACATCTTGGAAGATTTGGACGCAAAAGCATTGTCCGTCATACCTCCAGAAATGGGTGCTTCTGACCCTCTTCGTAAAAGATGATCCTCTCTCGCTAAGTCTTGCTTGTTACTATAAGACAAATCATCAGCGACTTGATCTAAACCATGATCTGCTTGAGCATAAGTTTTAAACTCATCTAATTCCTCTGATGCTATCTGTCCAGAAATATAATCTCGATCCCATACATCATCTCCTCCAAACTCAGGTTTCGCTCGTACTGTTTCAAAATCGGTAGAGTCTCCTTCTGTTTCTTTAGCAATTTTTAAAAGAACTGCATTTTCTTCATCAGTTAATCCTCTACCTTTCATTTTTTCTTTTGCTAGGAGTCCTTTTATAACCTCCAACTCTCGTTCTTCTTTCCTTTCTTGATCCCATGCAGACATAGCACCTCTTGGATTAAAATCATAATCTCCCTTGAACCAATCCATAGGATTGAAAGAGTAACCTTTTTGTTTCCGTTTTGTTCCCATAATTTTCTCCTTTACCAATCCATTGCCGCCATTCCACCACCAACAGCCGCACCATAAGGATTACCACCAGATGCTAACCAACCTCCTGCGGCTCCTGCGATGATTCGACCAAACTTATCTACTCTCTGGTTACGATACTGAGGATTATTTTGAGTTGTTGTTGTTCCAACTGGTGCGCCAGATAGAACGTTTGAACCAAACATTGCATTGTTCTTATCCCAATCACGACCTTCAATATGTTCATCATAAGCAAAATCCTTTTCATTCTGATCACGACCTTCTATATCTGCACCAACTCTGGAGAGCATCGAAGAGTCTTCGTATCCTGCTTTGCGTCCTGCATCAGTTGCTCTAATTCCGGTTTCTGCTCCAGCAAGTCGTAACTTACCTTCTTCACCAGTTGCCATCTGATTGTATCTCTGCCTCTGCTGTTCTCTCGTCATATCTTTTTCTTTCATTCCAGCCGCTTGAGCATAACTTCCTTCCAATGCTCCTGCTACTTGCTGACCCAAATCTCTTTGCACACCAGCCGCCATGACACCTTTTTCAATTGCAGAACGTGAACCCATACCTGCTCCAGCCATTTGAGCATTTGCACCTAACTGGTTCCTCGACATCTGCATTGTTCTCATTGCATTGTCCTGCATTCCTGAGATAACATTTGAAGTATGCGGAGACATATACTCATCAACTCCTTGACCAGTTAAAAAAGACTGACCTGAAATTGGATCAATATTTGTACCTTGAACTCCTGTTGCAGTATTACCAGCAGATGTATATGCTCCTTGACCAACCCCCTGCATATCTCTTACTCCAGTTTGTGCAGTAAGAGTATCTGCTGAAGCATCAGCAAATCTTTTTCCTCCATATTTCTCATAAGGAGTATCCATGACCTTTGTTGTCCGGTCATAAATGTCCTTCCTAAACTCATGCGTTGGTTTATCTATCTCTGAGACTGAAGAACTTGTATTGTTTCGTGTTTGTTGACCTCCTCCACTGACTAAATTACCTAACGAATCTCTTATTTGACCAGTAGCGTCTGCTCCACCTTGTACAATCCCTTCAATTGGATTCCCTTGTGCATCAAAACCACGTTGACCCATATTCGCTACTCTCTGATGTTCATCTAATTTCCCTTGATCTGAGCGACCACCAAACTTGTCTGCTACCCATCCTCCTACATCTAGGTTCCCTATATCACTTGCACTATAACTCCAATCTTTTTCACTCCTACCTCTCTCCCCAAAGTTATCATCTCCGGTCATACTTCCAGCATAGTAACTCCTCAGTCCAGACTTAGTTTTCTTTCCAGAACCACCCATACCTTTTAACCAAGATGCTTCTTGATTACTTATATATGCTGGATGCTCACCTTGTGGAGCGTTTCTTCTTAATACATTCCCTGCTTGTCGTGCGTTCATCATAGTTACCTTATGCGTATGGATTATCTGAAGTTACTGGTCTTCCTTTTGAATCTTCTACTAGAATCGTGACTCCTAAAACTCCGCTTGTCACTCTCAATCTATAATAGTTATTTGTTGCAGTGTCCTTTAAAACAATTGATCCGTCTGTAAAAATATTGTCTCTGTCAGTTTTTGCAGTTGATGCTTCTTCTGAAATCACAAGAGATGCTAAGTCGAACATATAGTTTCGATCATATTCCTCTGGAGGATTCGGAAGAGGTTTTTGAGTCTGGCTCATCTCTCTCCTGAAGCGGATGCATCAAAACGTATCTCACCAAACCTCCACTCTTGATCAAATGGGGATTCTACTCTCAGTAATGCTTGTCTTCCAGTGAAGCGAGTGTCAGTGTATCCGTCTGATGTAAGATCATAAGCACCTTTGACTAAAGGATTTGAATCATCTGGAGTGTTTTGTACAGTGATTTTCATACGGAGTCCTTTGTTTCCTGCATCACTGTCTGTAATTATCTGTGAGACAGACATCATCTTATTACCAGAACCAATCTCTATTGCACCCGATTCTGCATAGCAAAGATGTTCCTCAGTTGCAACGTTTGGATGCAGAGTCGTATTTACTCCTTTTGCAATTACTCTTGAGTTTAAAGCAGAGAGTGCTGAAACATCTGCTGGTGCAGTTACAGTTGTCTCTCTCAAAATTGGTGTACTCTGAGTATCTGGATCGAGTTCATGTCTATACAAATATCCATCTACTCCACCAGCAACTGGATAACCAAGTGAGTCAGAACTCTCCCAAGCAGAGCGTTCTAAAGAACCTGTAGTCCAATGCTTTTCACGATAACTGTATGTAACATACCTAGTTGGGTATCCATCTCCCTCCTTTGGATAAAACCAAGTTATCTCTCCAAACTCTGCATTGTGACCTCCTGCAATCAATCCTTCAACATCAGTATTGATGTCAGAGAAAACGTAATCTGCAACATCGCAAGCTAACTCCTGTATGTATCCTCCTGTATAACTCCAGAATCTACCTCGACTCATCCATGCAACAAAATCAGCAGAACCTGCAACAGATTTCATACCTAGACAACCTCCTCCTTCGGTCAGACGTTCAACGCCATACACATAAGGAGGGCCGAGATAATTGGTTTTCCAGACTGAATCTGTGAAGAAGAGAAGCACTCCATAGCGAGTCTTGAAACCTCCTATTATCTTCCCTTTTGTCTGTATGTCAATGTCTCCTGCTGTATTAGTTACAGATGGAGTGAAATCGGTCAATGATTCTTGATGACCCCATGCAATGCGTCTTGAGTTCCCTCCTGCACCAATAACCATTATGTGTCTCTCAGGAGTGACCAAGACACCAACATTATCAACTGGAACTCCTGTTGAACTTCCAAGAGATGACAACAACACTGCTGGAGTTGCAGTTTGAGTTGAATTGGTAAATGACAGTCCAGACGAATCAACATACCAGATTGACCCTTCTCCAGA